GTAAACAGCAATTTACCGCGGGCTTTGGTGGCGCCTTTACGCTCGACGTTGACCGCCCAGGCGAGCATGTCCAGCCACGCGTCTACAGCCGTTTTGACAAAGAAGTTCGGCAGCACCGTCAGGCACAGAAAGTCCAACAGCCACAACACTGGTTTGGTCACCAGCGCGGTCATCACCCGCCAGAACGGCGAATAACTACTGGTGTTGGCCACCTTCGCGCCCTGGGCTTCAACCTCCTTTTCCCACGCCGCCTTCAAACCGGCCTCGGTGGTCGGGATGCCGGCGTCGGCGATCACCTTTTTAAAATCGACCTGGCTCACAGACTTACCTCAATCGAACCGAATTTCAGGGTTTTCGCAGTGACCAGGTAAACGCCTGGTTCCTGCTGGGTGATGCGTGCCGTGCCAGGCACCAGGCGCTGGTCGTCCTCCACCAACAGTTCCAGTTGCTGGATGCAGTCGCGCTGCCGCAGCCGATCGCGCTCGGCCACCAGCGTCACCAGCAACCCGCTATCTCGGATCATGTGAGCGATGTCCTGGGCGATGCAGGCGCGATCATCGACCAGCAGCGGCTGGTGTGACGGATCCAGTGCCAAGTCGTTGTTGACGATCAACAGGTCTACGTACTCGCTCATCCGCCGACCGCCATTGCGACCATGTTTTCCATCTCCAGCGGCGTCATGGTTTTGCCCGTGTGAATGTTCACGTTCTCCACATGCGTGCCCTTGTTCTGGCTGCTGTTGTTGTTCTGAATGCTGGTCAGCAGGCCGCCGGGCGGCACCGCCGAAGGGCGCGCCGGCGAAAGGCTGGGGATTGCCGCGTTGATGGTTTGCTGGGCTTTCTGCGCGGCGTTGGCGGTGTCAGCGGCATTGGTCGCGGCATCGACGCCGGGCACTTCAGGCATGCCGCCGAAACGCGCTTCGATATTCACGCCCGGGATGCTGTTCAGCAGCTCGATCACGCCGTTTACGGCCTTGGTGAAAATGCCGACGATGCTGTCCCATGCGGCCTTGGCCATGCCTGACCAACCGCCCATGGAGTTAAACCAGTCGGATAGCTTCTGCAGCTTGTCAGCGACGAACTGGAACGCGGCCGTGTTCATCAGGGCGGACGTCCATTCGTCCCAGTAGTGAACCGCCGCGACAATGACCGCCACCAGGGCGAGAACCCCGACCACGATCCACACCATCGGGTTGGCCAGCAACGCCGCGTTGACCAGCCAGATCGCGCCCTGCCACAGCAGCATGGCTCCGCGCACTAGGGCAAGGCCGGCGCTGAGCGTGTAGATCACGGCCATGTAAGCCACGATCGCCAGTTTCTGCAAAATGAAGCCGGCAACGGTGCGCAGGTTGAGCAGTTGGACAACCTTCCACACCGACACCAGGCCAAGCCAGGTCATTCGTGCAACGCCTACCACGACGGTCAACAAAGACATGGCGCCAATGATCGCCATGATGGTCAGTGCGGTGATGCCGATCACCCGGGTGATGTTGGGAAACAGCTGCGACCAACGCACCAGGGTTTTGCCGATGTCGACCATCTTGTTCATGAACGGCGTCAGTACCGGGATCAGCACCTGGCCAAACACCACCCGCATGACTTCGACCAGGGACGCCCACTGTTGCCACGGGTCGACCATGGCCCGGGCCATCTGCTCGGCGTTCTCCAGTCCGCGCACCTTGCCCAACTGCTCGATGCCGTTACGCAGTCGATCGGTGTCCTTGGCCAACGCGCCGATCACCTGGGCGCCTTCCCCGCCGAAAGCCTCCATTAACTTCGCCCCGGCTGACGCGCTGGTCAGATCACCGAACTTGCCCTGCAGCTTGTCCAGAATCGCCACCATCGGCAGCACCTTGCCCTGCTGGTCGGTGAACTTCATGCCGAGTTTTTCAGACGCCGCGCCGATGTTCTCGAAGAACGCTTTGTAGCGTCCGCCGGCGTCGCCGCCCTCCATGGTGCTGCTGAGCGTGCCGATCACCGCCATCTGTTCGGCAAGGTCGACGCCCGATGTGGTGGCGATCGCGCCGGCCTCCTTGAAGGCGTCTTTCATCGCGGCGCCGCTGGTGCGGAACAACTGCACAGCCAGCGCCGTTTGCCCGCCAAGTTTTTCCACCCATGCGCCCTTCCCCATCGCATCCGCTTGGGACTTCTGCAGGTTGTAGAGCGTGCCGACGTATTCGCCCATGGTTTCGGCGTCAGACTTGGTGGCCTTCGCCAGCAAGTTGCTGGTGTTGGTGAACGTGGCGAGCTGGTTGCCGGCAAGCCCCTTAATGGCGCCCTCGATCAGGTAAGCCGAGGCCACAAAATCCTTAGCGTTCTCGCCGTAGCTCACCGCAAATTCCAGCGACTTGGCATTGAGCGCAGACAACGCATCCTCGGCCACGCCCAACGATCGGACGTCGCCCAGGGCGCGATTGACCTCCAGCGCCGGTTCCATAGACTCGCGAATCCCGACCACTGCTGCCGTCACGCCGGCAATGCCCAAGCCGATCGTCTTGATGTGCTTTTCGCTCTGATCCGCAAGCTCGGAAAAGCCCATTTTCACCTTGCCCAGGGGCGCGGTGACCTTGTCGGTCAGGCTCAGGATGAAAGCCAGGCTGGCGCTACGGTCTGCCAAAGTCGTTACCCGTTCAGCGCAAGGGCGATGCCGTTAGCCACGGCAAACTCCATGCGTCTCCAGTGTTCGTCCTCCAGCCACTTGGCCGTCCCCATCGCCTCGGGCGTGGGTTCGGCACCAGGAAGCCAGCGGTTCGTCAGGGCCATCAACTGGCCCAGTCCGTTTTCGCTTAGGCGCTCAGCGTGCTCGAGCGCTTTTTTACGATCACCTCAACGTTGGGCGCGTACTCCTCGAGCAGCGCGCCGGCGATCTGCATCACCATCACCGGGTTGCCCAGTAACGGTTTCAGCGTGGCTTTTTCCTCTTGCTTGACGGTGGTCATCAACAGGTTGTTGCCCGGGGCGACCTTGTTGGTTTGGGTCAGGGCGTTGAAATACTTGGTGACGTCAGCCGGGGTCAGGTTGAACGTGAATTCCTGTTCGCCGACTTCCAGGGTGATTTCGGTGTTGTTCTGTTGGCTCATGGGCTTGATCTCTTGTTGAGGTTGGAAAAAGTGGTGTCCTGGTGCGCTGGCGATCGCCGGCACACGCCACGGACGTATTGCTGCAGTCCGAAAATCATTTGCCGGCTTAGGGCGAGCTGATTCCGGAGGGTGAAATAATCCGGTCGAGCGTCTGCTGCGAGTTCGGCGCGTCCTGCATCAGCCACGCGGGCAGTGCCGGCGGTGGCGGGCACAGATCCGGTGGCGGGACAGGTGGCGCGGACGAGCAACCGGCCTGTGCCATCGCCAACAGCGCGGCGCAGGCGCTCGTTTTCAGTGAGTGCATCGGTCAATACCTTTGTGTTTCGTTGGTCGATCGCGTCCCGCTCGGCGAGCATTTCGCCGCTGATGCGTGCCGCTTCCCGCAGGCCGCTGGCCTCCCATTTCGCGCTATCACGCTCGCGTCTGGCTTCGTCGCGCTGGCCTTCGAGCGAGTCAAAACCGATCCAGGCGACCAGGCACAACACGACCAGGAACAAGGCTTGGCGCAGCATCACAAGCCCTCCGCACACAGCCGGGATTCGGCCAGCCGGCGGTTGTGCAGGCCCGGCACAAAGCGCTTCTGGCCCTTTGCGTCAGTCACAAAGGCCCATACCGGCGTCTTGCCGTCCGGCGCCCATGCCAGAGCTTTGCAGCCCTCGGCGATGCGGCCGGCGTTGATAAGCGCGACCGCTCGACTGGCGCAGGTGCTGGTCACGCCGAAGTTGTGGCCATGACTGGTGAGTGCGTCGAACGTGGTCTGTCCCACGTTCGGGTTCGTGATGCACTCGGCTAGCTGCAGCTGCGTTTTGCGGATCACCAGCTGCTCCACCTCGGCGCACTTGGCGGACGACCAGTAGTCGCCGACCACGACCGGGTACGAGCTCGTAAACCGGGTGATGCCTTTGCAAACCGTGGGCAGTCCGCCGGCGAGCTTGTCCGCGTAAACGGTGTTCTGGCCGTTGCCTTCCCAGGTGCCCAGGAAGATCACCAGCGGCGTGCTGGCCAGCGCGATCGCACCGGCCATGATCCTGCCGCGCAGGCTCATGGGAACCACACCCGCAACAGTGCCGGCACAACCATTTGCAGGACGGCTCCGACCAGCGTGAGGATGGTTAGCAAGCGGCCGACCTTGGCGCCGATATCGTTCACCGCGACCGTCAGGGTCTGCTGGCCAGCGTTCAGTTCCGACAGTTGCCCGGCCATGTGTTCGAACCCCTGTTCCAACTTGGTCACGCGGGTAGGCACGGTTTCGTGGCGGTCTTCCAACTCGCTCAGCCGGTGTTCAAATACGGCGTATCTCTGCTCCAGCGTTCCGAGGCGTGCGGCGTCAGTCGTCATCAGCGTTTACTCTGCTCAAAACCCGTCTGGCACGGGACACACCGCGTCTTGCCGCCCAGCGCCTGGCGCGCCGGCGGGATCTCGTTTTCGCAGTCCTGGCAATGGGTCAGGCTTGGCCCGACCGGCACAGGCGTCAGCAACTGGGCTTTGATTGCCTGGTCACGTTGGCGCTGTTCCAGCTCCTGGGCGCGGTCGAACCAATCCACCATTAACGGATCCCCTCGATCTCGGTAGCGTCGAGGTACGGAACGCCGTTGATGTGAATGAAGTCCGGACTGGTGACGTCAAACGGCACCTTGTGTTTGGTTTTCTCGCCACCTTTCGGGTCGATCGACAACAGGCTGGAGATCTTCACCTTGCAGCCGAAGGCTTCCACGCGCAGTTCCTCGTCTTCGCCGGCCTTGGCGAAGAACACAGCGTCAAATGGCTTGAGCTTGCGGAAGCTACCCGCCGATCGCGCCGCGTCGATCAGCAACTGAAAGTTGGAGCTGTCCAATTCCAGTTCGCCGGCAGCGGCCACGTCGCCCTCCACGTAGCCGTCAGGCACGCCTCGGGTTTGGGCCACGGCCGAGTTGTCGGTAATGTCCAGGGTGCAGCTCTCGACGTGCAGCGAGAGATCGCCCAGGCTCACGTCGAAGTTCTTGCCACCAATTTTTGCCATGGGGCGTTACTCCGTTTTGTCAGTGGAAAGATCCAGGGCAATGTTCGCCGTGAGGTCTTTCGGGCAGTTGAGGGGTTTGAGCTTGATGTAGGCCGCGACCTTGGTTTTGCTGAGCCATTCCAGCACCAGGTCGCCATCCTTCGGCGGCTCGATGTCACCAGGAAACACCTCGCCGGCGAACTTGATGGACTTGGCCATAGCACGCAGCGGCGCCATCAATTGGTTGGTGTTCACCGCCATGCTGTTGGGGGTACTGTTCAAGCGGCGATCGGCTACACGACGGATCAGCAGCGGGCGAATCAGGCGAGCGGCTTTGTCGGTGATGCGCAGGTATTCCACGACTTGAAAGTCACTGCCTGGGGTGTCCAGCATGTTGCAGTCACCCCAGTACACGCCTGGATAGTCGGGGTAGGTCTGAGTGACTGAAAACCGCGCCCGATCCAGTTCGCTGCGTACAGCGGACGGCAGCGGAATCTGCTCGCTATCAATAGGCACGTCGCCAAGCCCCAACACCGGCCCGGTGGCCACGCGCATCGGACTATCCGCGATGCTGACTGCCGAATTCGCCAAGCGGCCAGCCAGCACGCCCAGGTCATTACCGTGCAGTTGCGGCACCGGTGAAACGCGCGGCGCTGCCAGACCCGCTACCAACGCTTTTTGCTCGCTCAGGTACTGCGCCCATGTCTGGTCGACGGCGATGCCGGCGGTGCTTGCCAGAAAGAAAACACGACGGCCGTAGGTGTTGTTCAGGGCGACGGCCGCGTCATTCATGGCCGATAGTTCGTCACCCTTGGCGACAGGTTTGGTGACGATTACCGCTTCCACCGACACCCCTTGTTGCTGGGTTTTCTCCAGAGCGGTGGCCCAGTCGCCTTCGGGGCCGATCGGGGCCGCCATGCAGGCCCAGCGCTGGCCACCGTTCAAACGTGCGGCGGTGATT